ATGGAAACCATGACCGGCGGCCGTTTTATCGGCGAGGAAATGGCCAAGAGCGGCAAGGTGTTGAATGCCAAGTTGATCCTGCAAGGTGCCGGTCCGGAAATCATGCTGGCCCTGGGCGTCAAGTTGGGTGAAGACATCTTGCTGAATGTTCGCGAAGCGGGCCAGGACCAGGATGGTCGGACCTTCTTCACCTACCACACCGTTGGCGGCAAGCTCAAATCTCTGGAGGAGGCGAAGTTGAAAATGGGCGACAAGGCCACCACCACTCTGGAGCTGTCCTGCCGCACCTACAACCGCATGGACAACGGTATTACCGTGATCGACATCGACGTGCGCACGCAGAAATTCGTGCTCAACGGCGTGGACATTCTGGGTGATGCTCGCCGTGCGGTGCTGATGCCGTAAGGCTGTCGCTGTTCTCATATGGCACGCGGGTTTGGTTGTAGCCGCTGCCGAGGTACGAGGCTGCGATGCGTGTCCGCAGGACCGCCCATTGGGACCGCTACGCAGTCCATCGCAGCCTCGTGCCGCGGCAGCGGCTGCAACCGCTGCCGCAGACAAGCCCGCTTCCATAGATATTTTCTCACCAAGGAATTGCCCCATGGCCTGGATGCCCCCGCTGCACGTCCTACTGTCCCCGATCACCGCCGACACCGGCGCCACGATTGAGCAGATTCAGCTCAAACCGCTGTTCTACGCCCCGCAAAAAGAAGCCCTGGCCCGCGCCGGTGATGACGAGGACGATCAGTTCTTCGAGCTGGCCAAACTGGCCACCGGTTTGTCGGTAAAAGAGCTCGACCAACTCAAGCGCCCGGACTACGTCAGCATCGCCCAATACGTGCACGACATGTCGACCCGCCCGGCGTCGTACTTCCTGGAAGAGCTCGGCGAAGCGGCTAACGAATCCAACGAGTCGCTGACCACCGAACAGGTGCAACTGCTGCTGCCACTGGACGCGGCTGGCCGCGTCCTGAGTTCGGTCACCCTGGAAATGCCGGCCCTGCGCGCCACCAAGGTGATGAAAAAACTCACCACGGCCAAGGAACGTGCCGAGTTCATCACCTCTCACTGCACCGGCTTGATGATCCCCGACCTGGCCGACTTGACCGTGCCCGACTGGACCGAGCTGCAGGAGCGCATCGACGATTTTTTAAACAAACCGGCGGCCTTCTTTCGGAGCGCGACATCGAAGTAATCCTCGACGTCGTGCCGCTCATTTACTCGGTCAATGAAGCGGAAATCCTCGATTGGGAAGTCGGTAAAGCATTGCGCCGCTACGACATCGCGATCACTCGCCTTGGCATCAAACAGGAGTAGAGCGGGATGCAAGATAACTATTCGCTCAAGCTCGCCCTGCTCGATGAAGCTCGGGGCGGTTTTGACGATGGCGATGCGAGTCTTGGGCGCCTCTCTCAGCCTGAGCGCTTCGCCGGACGTTCCACCCTGGACGTCGTCCAGGAGCCGTTGTCGGGCTTGAGCCTGGCCTTGGTTAATGCGGGGTTGCAGATCAATGGTTTGATCCTGGAGCAAGGACTGCTGCGGGAAAACCTGATATCGCTCAATAACACGCTGTCATCGCAACTGGCGTTGCTAGAGCTGAAGGACGGCAGTGCGGTCGATGGCTCCACAGACGAACCCGGCAATCAGCATGAAGCCTCGCCAGTGGTGAAGCTGGAAATGATCGTCGCCGGTCTGAATCTGTTGTTGAACCTCGTCAACCAGCAACGCGACCTGAAGACCACCACCCACCAGAGTGTGATGGCCGGCGCCATTAGCGTGATCAACCCTGGTGCTTTGGCGCTTACGGCTGAAGGACCCGGTCGTGGGCAAAACCACGACCAGGCACCCTGGACGGAAAGTTCGGGCACCAGCCTTACGCTGAATGCACGGTTGATGGATGTTGCCTCGACGCTACAGCGTCATGCCGAAACCACGGCTTCCAAGGTTTCTGCGCCCGGGCAGGTTGCATTGCCGAGCCCTGACGCCAGCAAGCCCGCTGCTCCCGAGAACTCGGTACAAGCCAATCGTGAAGCCTACGAGGCCAGTAAAGATCGACTGGTCCACACCCTGGACACATCGCCTTCACCCTTGGAAAACACCAAGTTCAAAGCCTTGAACTGGGTGGCTGACAGTGCGAACTCGTTCGCCGAGGATTCCCCTCAGATCGCTGGAACCCTTAAGTCAGTGGGTGCCACTTTGGGGCCGATGGTTGGTAGTGTTCTCGGAGCGATAGTGGATGAAGCCAAGACCCGCGTCGCAGGCAAGGCAGTCGATGCAGTGTCTGGAGGGCTGTCCAAGGCCAGCGAGAAGCTCAAGGCCAGCGAGAAGCTCAAGACCGGCGAAAAAAGCAAGGCCAGTTGGGTGGCCACAGGACTTGGTGGTCTTGGTGATTTATTGAAAGGGAAGGATGAAGGGAAGAAGGGGGACTGCTGCTGCCCTGGCGAAGCGAAGCTCGCTGGCATTACGTCCTATGCGTCGGAACCAGCGCCTGAATCCACGAAGCCGTCCAAAGCCGCTAAATCAGGCAAAGGAGGAGGGGGCGCCAAAGCCACTAAGGCGGGTAAGACTCAGGGCACCGTTATCCAACCGGCCAGCGACCCACACCAGTCTAAAAAACTGGCGACGGGCAATGCCGCGACCAAGTCTCTTGCTGCTATATCGAACGAGAAAGTTGCCCGTAGAGGGCGACCTTCTCAGCGTATGGGTTTTGCTCCGTCCATGGCCCCAGTCCAGAACTTGGCAGCCATCCCGCGCGGGATAACAACATCGGTCAGCCGCCTGACAGGAACGATAACCAAGCTCGGCTCTGCCGGCATTCGCCGATCATCGCCCATGAGGCTGGCCACTGCGGCGTTTGACGTGGTGCAGGGCGCACAAAACGGTGACCTGCGCGCCGTCGGCGCCGGCCTCGGCACCGCAGGTGGTGCCTGGGCGGGAGCCTCTGCGGGTGCGGCGCTCGGCACGTTGATTCTTCCGGGAATCGGAACCGCCGTCGGCGGCGCATTGGGCGGATTTTTTGGCAGCGATGCCGGTGCCTGGCTCGGCGACAAACTGGGAGGCATGGTCGACCGCTTGCGTTCGCCGGATGAGGTCAGCAAACAACTCACCAACACAGCGCCGGCGGATAACCGGCAAATCACCCTCAGCCCGGTGATCAATATCAGCGGCCTGGATCCGAACAGTGCCCAGCAGGTCGCCAACACCGTGATTCAAACCCTGCAGAACCAATGCATGCCGATGATGACCGATGCGCTGGCGGTTCGACGCAGCGCGACCTTGACCGATGGAGTGGCGTGATGCGACAGCAAATGGTGTTGGGCAGCTTCATTTTCGGGCTGTCGCGAGGCTTTGCGTACAAGACGCTGCAGCGCCAGTCGGATGGTGGCTGGGTCAACCTGGACATCATTGCCAGCAAACCCCAGTCGCGTCAGGGCGGGCAGAAACTGCAAAGCCTGACGTTCACCGGCAGTGCGGTGCAGGCCCTTGGCATGCAGCGGCTGGACGAATTGCGGGCGTTGCAAGATGGGCGCATGCCACTGCCGCTGGTGGACGGTATCGGGCGTAACTGGGGCTTGTGGCGGATCAATTCGGTGGTGGAAAACCAGACCGACGTGATCGATGACGGCACCGCCATGGTGATCAACTGGACGCTGGTGCTGGAGGAGTTCGTCAATGCGTAGGGTTCGAAGTATTGCCGGTGATTCGGTCAACCTGCTGCTCTACCGCGAGCTCGGTCGCTGCGATGACGCGGCTGAAGAAATCCTCTGGCGCTTGAATCCCGGGCTTGCCGAATATGGCCCGGTGTTACCGGCCGGGGTCTGGGTGATCGTGCCCGAAGTGGACGCTCGGCCTACTGCCGTACGGGCTATTTCGGCCTGGGATTAAGGAGGCCACATGTCGATGGGATATACCCCGGCGATTGAGATTTATGGCGCCAATGCGGCGTTGCTCAATCAACGGTTGATGCAGTGGAAACACACGGACGCCGCCGGTATAGAGTCCGACCGCCTGGAGCTGATGATCAACATCGAAGGCCTTGACGGCTTACCCAGTCTCGGCGGAAGAATCGGCTTGCGGGTCGGTTACCTGGAGTCGGGGCTGGTGGAAAAAGGCGAGTTCATCATTACTCAACGAACCCCGCATCTGTTCCCCATGCGCCTGGCCATTGTGGCCTCGGCGGCGCCATTCAGTGTGGCTGATCAAAGCGGCTTCAGGCAGCGCCGATCTGCCAGCCACGGGCCGACAACCCTGGGTGCATTGTTTCGCCAACTGACGACTCGACACGGGTTTTCTCCCCGCGTGGCGCCCGACCTGGACGCCATACCGATCACCCATATCGACCAGTCCAACGAAACCGATATGGGTTTTATCACCCGGCTCGCCGCACGTTATGACGCGGTGACCAAGCCGGTCAACGAGCTGTATGTGCTGGCCAAGCGTGGGCAAGTCAGGTCGCTTTCCGGCCAGCAACTGCCGGATGTTCGATTGTCGGTAACCCACGACAATCGCCCCGGCGACGAGGGCTTTATCAGCGCCAAGCTCGACGACACCGCCCGGGCCAAATACCAGGGCTGTCGGGTCAATTGGTGGGATGCCGCTGGCGGCAAGCAGCACAAGGTCGAAATCGGTAACGCGCCGTTCAAGATCCTGCGCCAGCGCTGCCAGAACGAAGACGAAGCCCGCGCGGTGGCGCAAGGTGAATTGCGTCGAGTCGGGCGCGAAGGGCTGAAGCTGACCATCGATTGCCCGGGTAACCCACAGCTGTCCGCCGAAGGCCTGTTGCTGCTGGACGAAACCTGGCCCCTGTACATGCAGGGCCGTTGGTCGATCACCACCGTGATTCACACCATTGACCCGACGCAAAGTTACCGCAGTTCGATTGTGGCGAGCGGGCTGGCGCCTGGTTAACTCAATTTTGACGTGACACAGGAACACTATGCCCATGAATGACGAAGACCTGGCGGCGATCAATCGCTTGATCGCCGCCTTGCAAACCCAAACTGACGGCCAGGTGGCACTCAACGCTGCCATTCGGCTGTTGGCCCAGAGCAACCAGGCACTGGTCGACCTGATCAAGAGCCGTGAGCCGGACCCGAATGCCCCGCCTTATCTGGATGGCACACCGGCGCCCTGATCTCACCCCGACCTGCCTTGCGCGCAGCGACAAACCCGTTGCACCCACAACCCGCCTTTGCGGGTTTTTTATTGTTCATTGGAGAACACTCGATGTCGATTCTTACCCAAGGTACCCAGATTTTTGCCCTCGTCCCGCCGGTCTCCGGTACCGGGCCTTACACCGTGCTGGAAGTCGAGCACGCCACCTCCTTTGATCCGGGCGGCGCACCGGCCGAGCAGATCGAAGACACCAGCCTCAACGCCGAAGAGCGCAGCTACAAGAAAGGCTTGCGCACCCCCGGTACCGCGAGCCTGGGCCTCAACGCTGATCCGACTAACGCAAGCCATATCCGCCTGCATCAACTGTCCGAAGCCAAGGGCGACACCGGCATCAAGTGGGCAGTGGGTTGGTCCGACGGCAAGGACGTGCTGCCGACCTTGAACACCAAGGGCGACGCCTTTGAACTGCCGGCCACCCGTACCTGGTTCACCTTTGACGGCTACGTCTCGGACTTCCCGTTCAACTTCGCGCTGAATGCGGTTGTGACCACTACCGTCACCATCCAACGCACCGGCGGCAGCGCCTGGATCAAGAAAGCCTGAGAGACGCCATGAACCTCAAACAACTGAAAGCCAAGGGCGGCATCGTCGATGGCCAGCCGGTCAAGAAAGAAGTCAGCTGGACCCACCAGGACAGCAAAACCGGCAAGGACGTGACAGACACCTTTACCCTGCATATCCGCCGTCAGTCGTTCGGTGTGATCGAGCGACTGTTTGCCCAGGGCGAATCCGACCAGAGTCGCAACGCCAGTTACATCGCCGCGTCGGTGGCGTTGGGCAGCGAGGGTACCGAAGCCCTGAGCTACGACGATGCCTACAGCCTTGAGCCGTCGTTGGGGTTCTTGATCCTCAACGCAGTCAATGAGGTCAATGGTACGGGCGGTGCTTCGGTAAAAAACTGACGGCCGCCGATGAGTTCTGGCACGAACTGGTGCTGAACGGAGTGGGCGGCCGAACGATTGCTGAAGCCAAGGAACGCATGACCTACCACGAAGCCCTGGCGTGGGGACGCTATATCGACCGATATGGCTCCTTGCACGCCGGTAGGCGGCTGGAGGCGGGCAGCGCGTTGGTGGCGCTGCAGACCCACCGGCTGGGCGGCGGCACGGCCGAGTTGATTGACTTCATGCCCCATGAGCTGCGCCGGGGCATGTCACTCGAACGTGCGATGAACGAGTGGCGTTAAGGACGACGCCACTTTCCTTGAAACCCGTTCCGACGGGTTTCCCATGACCCGGAGAAACCTATGGCAACTGCTTCCCAGGGTAATCTGACGCTCAACCTCGGCGGCCTGGAGCAGGCCCTGGCGAAGGCGTCACGGATTACTGATCAAAGCATGCGCGAGATGCAGAGCAGGATTGAAGAGGCTGCCAAGAAAATCAGTGGCTCCTTGTCCGCCTCTGCTGCAGCGGCATTACAGGTCACGACCGGCCAGTTCAGCGACTTTCAAAAGTCGTATGACCCGGCGACGGCCGCGGCAGAAAAATTCACCAAACAGAATGCGCAACTGACGGCGATGCTCAAGCAGAGCCGAGGAGCGCAGACCGGGTTTGCCAAAGCCCTGGAACAGAGCAGCGAGCCGGTCAAACAGTATTCCGACGCGTTTGATACCTTGCGCAGCAAAGGCGCGTTGGCGGCCGTGCAGGTCGGGATGGGATCGCGGCAGAAAGGCTTGGCGGAGCAGCTCAATGCCAACGACCTGGAATATCAACTGGCCCGCAAGAACCTTGAAAAGAACGCACCTGCGCCGCAGACGGATCCCACTTACACCGACAAACTGGGTCTCAAGTTTCCCTCAGGCGGACCTTCCGGCGGTGCCGGGCCCGAAAGCCTCAGCCCCGATGAATACGCCAAGCAGCTGGATGCACTGAAGACCAAGCACAGCGAAACGGCGTTGCAGATTCAGAGCAACTACGCCGACATGACAACGGCACTGGGCGACTGGCGCAACGGCGCTTCAGAAGCGCTGGATGACTACATGAACAAGGCGGGCAATGTTGCCGAGCAATCGAAGACAGTGTTCACCAATGCCTTTGACAAGATGGACGCGGCGATCATGGAGTTTGCCACTACCGGCAAGTTCAACTTCTCCGATTTTGCCAAGTCGGTGCTCAAGGACATGGCCATGCTCGCAGCCAAGACCGCAGCGTCCAGTGCGTTGAGTTCGTTGTTTGGCATGGCCAGTTCGGCGGTCATGGGCTGGTTGAGCCCGGGCGCGGGAGCAGGGGCAAGTACGGCGGTAGGGCCTGGAGGCTACACAAACCAGCTCAACGTTTCCGGCATGGGATCGTATTCGCCTACTAGGACGTTCGCTAACGGCGGCGCCTTCACCAACTCCGTCGCCACCGGCCCGACCCTGGCCCCGATGGCCCTGTTCGGCGAAGCCGGCCCGGAAGCCATCATGCCCCTCAGCCGTGGCTCCGATGGTTCCCTTGGCGTGCGTGCATTGGGCGGTGGCCAGCAGGGCAGCACCAGCAGCAACCAGGTGGTGATCCAGCAGACCATCAATGTCGCCGACGGCCAGGGCGCGGGTGCTGATATGAGCTCCCAGAACGTCGCCAAGGCCTACGCCGGTTCCGCCCGTCAAGGCGCTGCCGAGCAGATTGCCCGTGACCTGAAACCGGGTGGACAGATCTGGTCCGCCATCAATGGCCGCTGACAAGCGACGACTTACGCCTGGAGAAAACATGACTACAGAAACCTTCACCTGGGTTCCCAAAGTGGAGCCCGTCGGCAGCGTCGACTTTCGTCTGAAGACGGCCAAGTTCGGCGATGGTTATCAGCAAACGGCTCAGGATGGGATCAACAACAAGAGCCAGTCCTGGCCGCTGACGTTCGTGGGCGAAGAGGCGCGGATCAAGGCCATTATCGACTTCCTGGATCGTCACGCCGGCGCCACGCCGTTTTACTGGACGGCGCCATTGGCGGCACCCGCGTTGTATCGCTGCAAGGGGTACCAGCCGACGCCGATGGGCGCTGGGGTCTACACCTTGACGGCGACGTTTGAGCAGGCTTTTCACCCGTAGGGGGGTGATCTAAAGCCAGTCCAGTCCCCCACACACCCCGCCTATTGCGGGGTTTTCTTTGCCCGGAGAATCATATGTCCATCACCGCAGATATCCAGACCCTGGAGCCCGGGGCCTGGGTGGAGCTTTTCGAACTCGACGCCACCGCCCTGGGTGCCGAGTTGTACCGGTTTCACGGCTACCCGCAACAATCCTCGATCTTCTGGCAGGGTCACGAATATTCACCCTGGCCGATCCAGGCCGAAGGCTTCGAAATGTCGGGGCAGGGCACACAACCCACGCCGACGTTGGCAGTGGGCAACGTCGGTGGTTTTATCACCGCCCTGGTGCTGTATTTCGAAGACCTGGTGGGCGCACGGTTGATCCGCCACCGCACACTGGGCAAGTACCTCGACGGTCAGCCCGAAGCTGACCCGGAAGAAGAACTGCCGCCGGACATCTGGTACGTCGAACGCAAGGTCGCTGAAAGCAGCGAGACCGTGAAGTTCGAACTGGCCAGTGCTCTGGACTTCAACGGCGTGCAACTGCCGCGTCGGCAAATCGTCGCCAACGTCTGCTGGTGGCTGAGCTGCGGTGGTTACCGTGGCCCTTATTGCGGCTACAACGGCGGCCCGGTGGCCGACGCCAATGACGTGATCGTCACCGACGCCGCCAAAGATAAATGCGGCGGCCGCCTCAGCAGTTGCAAGCTGCGTTTCGGCGAAAACAATCCGCTGCCTTACGGTTCATTTCCGGCCGCCGGGCTGCTGCGGAGCTGACCATGAACAAGACCAACCTGGCGGCCATTACCCGTCACGCTGTGGCCGACTATCCCCACGAATGCTGCGGCCTGTTGATTCGCGAAGGACGCAAGCGCGTGTACGTGCCATGTCGCAACACCGCGACGACCCCAAGCGAACACTTTCGCCTGGCACCCGAGGACTACGCCGCTGCCGAAGAACGGGGTGAAGTCCTGGCGGTGATCCACAGTCACCCGGATTACCCGGCGACGCCCAGCGAAGCCGACCGCGTGGCGTGCGAGGCCTCAGGTTTGCCCTGGCACATCCTCGAAGTACGCAAGGGCGACGACGGCATTGTCTCTCCCGGTGAATGGGCCAGCCTCACGCCGAATGGCTACCAGGCACCCTTGATCGGCCGTGCCTTTGCCCATGGCGTCCACGATTGCTTGAGCATCATCCTCGACTACTACCGTCGGGAAATGGGCATCGAGCTTGGCGACTACCAACGTGAGGACGGCTGGTGGGACAAGGGCGGCAATCTCTACCTGGACAACCTGCCCGCCGCCGGTTTCGAACAAGTCAGCCGTTTGCAGCAGGGCGATATCGTACTGATGCAGATCCGCTCGCCGGTGCCTAACCACGCGGCGATTTATCTCGCCGACGGAATGCTCAAGACCGAGCCCGAACATTACCCTGCGCCCGGCTCGATCCTGCACCACCTCTATGGACGCGACAGCAAGCGCGACACCTATGGTGGGTATTGGGGTGAGGTGACGGTTGGTTATTGGCGGCATCGACGCGCCGTCCTTTGATTTATCACATCAGATCAGCCGCACTCGTGCGGCTTTTTACTGCCTGGAGATTAACGAATGAGCAGTGAGAAAGTTCGCACAATCAAGTTGTATGGCGTACTCGGCAAACAGTTTGGCCGGGTCCATCGTCTTGCAGTTAACAGCACTGCCGAAGCGATCCATGCCTTGTGCATGATGGTCCCAGGTTTTGAACGTTTCCTGATGGAGTCCAAGGACAAGGGACTGACGTATTCCGTTTTTATCGGTCGGGAAAACATCGGTGTTGACCGCCTGAAAGCGCCTTTGGGCGATAGCGATATTAGGGTCGCTCCCGTCTTGATCGGTAGCAAGCGCGCGGGGTTGTTTCAGACGATTATCGGCGCCGTGATTTTTGCCGCCTCCTTCTTTGTGCCGGGAATGCAGGGCTGGGGACAGTCCTTGGGGTTCTCCATGATGATCGGCGGTGCCTTGCAAATGCTGTCGCCACAACCCAAGGGCTTGGGCACTCAGGACAGCCCTGCCAACCGTGCAAGTTACAGCTTCAATGGCCCGGTCAATACCAGCGCCCAGGGCAATCCCGTAGGGTTGCTTTATGGCCAATTGATTGTTGGAAGCTCAGTGATCAGTGCCGGTATTTACGCTCAAGATCAGCTCTGAACCCTATTTTTTGCCCGCCCAGTGCGGGCTTTATTTCGCCTGAAGGAAAGCCATGACTGACCTCATCCTCACTGGCAGCAAAGGTGGCGAGTCCAAGCCACGTCCATCCGTGGAAGCGCCAGACAGCCTGCAAAGCACGGCCTATGCCCGGATTCTCGATCTCGTCAGTGAAGGCGAGATTGTCGGTTTGAAAAACGATAAACGCTCGGTGTTCCTTGATGAAACGCCGTTGGCCAACCAGGACGGTAGCCTCAATTTCAGCGGGGTTACGTTGGATGTGCGTAATGGCAGTCAGGATCAAGCCTACATCCCGGGCTTCCCGGCCGTTGAAAACGAGACGGTGATTGCCACGGCGCTCAAGGCAGATAAACCGTGGTCCAAGTCCATCGAAAATCGGCAGTTGTCGGCAGTACGTGTGCGTCTGTCGGTTTCCCGACTGATGCAGACCAATACGAGCAATGGCGACACTAATGGCTACACGGTGGAGTATGCCATTGATGTTGCCACTGACGGTGGTGCTTTCGAGCAGGTTTTGAAAGCCGCATTCAGTGGCAAAAGCAGTTCTAAATACGAGCGTTCCCATCGTGTCGACTTGCCTGCGGCCAAGATCGGTTGGGTGCTGCGAGTGCGCCGCTTGACGCCGGACTCTACCAGCCAAGCAATTTCCGATGCGACTACGGTTGAGTCCATCACTGACGTCATCGACGCCAAGTTGCGCTACCCCGGCTCGGCCATCATCGGCCTGCAATTTGATGCTTCCCAATTCCAGTCGATTCCCGCGCGCTCCTTCGAACTGCGTGGCCGGATCATCAAGGTACCGAGCAACTACGACCCGCAAACCCGCACCTACAGCGGCGTGTGGGACGGCACCTTCAAATCTGCCTGGACCGACAACCCGGCCTGGATCTACTACGACCTGCTGCTGCACCAACGCTACGGCCTCGGCCATTTGCTCAACGCCGGGCAAGTGGATAAATGGGAGCTGTACCGCATCGGCCAGTACTGCGACCAGCCGGTATCCAACGGCAAGGGCGGCACCGAACCACGCTTCACCTGCAACCTGTACCTGTCGGTGCGCGCTGATGCGTTGAAGGTCCTGCAGGACCTGGCGACCACTTTCCGTGGTATGTCTTATTGGGGCGCCGGATCGGTAATGGCCGTGGCGGACATGCCGGAAGACCCGGTCTACACCTACTCCAACGCCAACGTGATAGGCGGCCAATTCATCTATGGCGGTTCGGCGAAAAAGACTCGCTACACCGTCGCCCTGGTGAGCTGGAACGACCCGACTGATTTCTACCGCCAGAAGGTGCAGTACGTCGACGACGCCGAAGGCAT